TAGTTCCTGATCCACCAGTACCATTAGCGTCATTTAACAATGCACCATTTAAAGTTGTTGTTTGAGGAGAAGTTGATGTTCCACCCCATTGAGATATACCATAACCAAAGACTCCAACTTGATCAGGTGGTCCTACATGGTAGTATTGAAAATAAGTTATACCTCCAGAAGTTGTGGCTCCCGCTCCACTTTCATTACTAGGCATTGTAATAGTAAGGGTAGTTGCATTTGGCACAGATGTTACCATAAATTTTTTATCACAAAAATCTGAAGCACCAAAATTAGAACCTGTAATAGCGCTAAATGTAGAAATATCTCCAAACAAAATAATGTCTCCAGTTTCAAAACCATGTGCACCACTAAACGTAAGAGTTACAGCTGGATCATTATTAGTTGTACTAAATGCACTGGTAATAGCTGTGCCTGATGGGTTAACTAAAGGATGTATGTCATAGTATACATCTCCTGTGTAAACATACAAAATTCTGTTAGTTCCTATAACAGCATATTTAATACCCTCTTTATTAACCATGTGATGCAAACCTCTAGCTGCACCTGTTAATTTACTTTCTCCTAATTGAGACCAACCACCTATTTTTTCAGGTGTACCATATCTAAAACGCACATTCTCACCGCCCGTCCATTGTGACTCAGCTCCGGTAGATGTAACTTGTTTGTTGAATCCTGGTAAAAAACCTAGTTTTTGTAACATATAAAAATCCTGTTTACTAGGTATTATAGCAGATTGTTAATAATTTCAATATTAAACAGAGCTAGAGATAGTTGATATTAATATTAAAACGACATTTTTTATCTGTGCAATTTGTACTTTGATGGGGTTTATTTGAATCAAACAGTAACATTCTATTAGCAACTGATGAGATAAATTTATCTTTTATCCATGTGCCACCATCACACGTATTTATGTAAAACACAGCTCCATTATGTTTAAATGGGAAATCAATATGCTCATCATATTTAATAATTTCTTTAGTGCTTGGAAAACAATTAACTTTTGCTCTAAGCAACGTAGATATTTTTAACTTATCTAACACAGGGACTATTAGATCAAAATACCTGCTTTTTTCTCTTTTCTCATTAAACAATTCATGAGTAAAATAAAAGTCTTTGTCACCCTTATGTGCAACATTATTTTTAAAATAATAAGGAATGTGACTACTTATCATAACTGAACTAAGATCTTCAAAGTCTTTTTTTGATATAAAGTTTTCTTTAATTTTCATTACTATTTAATTCTAAAGTTATACGCTAAAGATATTCTTGGTTTATTAGATTTATTTTGTTGAACCCCATGCATTAAATTAGATTTAAACATAACTAGTAACCCTTCTTTAGGGACTACTTTAAATTCTCTCCAAGTAAGAGGATTGTTTTTTACATAAACATGTTTTATGCCTTTAGGTTCAGGAGAAATAAATCTTAAATGCCCACAACCTTTAGATGTTGATAGAAAATAAACAGCAGATATTTCATTGCCTTCATGATCATGTGCTTCTTGGTAATCATTTTTATTATAATAATTAAACCAACTTAATTCACAAAACATTTTTTTATTTGTATAACCAAGTTTATCTGCAAACACTTTAACCTCATTAAATATCCAAGTATGTAACTCATCAAATTTTTTGTTTCTGTGTAAGTTATTTGTTTCACAAGTATTATAAACTGTAGCATCCCAATTATCTCCACCACATTTAGTTTTCTTTTTAAGAGCTTTACACTCTTTTATTAATTTATCTCTTGTAGTTTTATGGTTAGGGTTTTCACTAAATCCAACAGGTGTTATAAATATTCCTTCTATTTTCATGACCAAATATAATTATCTAATTCTTTACATTTATTTAACATATCTTTATTTAAAAAGTTCGATTCTTTACGTAACTGTATTCCATTCTCGTGAACTAAATGCATATCATCTATATTACATTTTTTGTCTTCATATAAAACATTGTTAATATTTAACTGTTGTAGTTTATATTCTAGCGGTGTTTCATCAATGCACAAAAAATCAAATATTTTTTGTATAGTGTCATTTGTATTCTCAACTAAGTCTTTATAATTAATTATTATTTTGTTCTCGTCAGAAGACATTAAATTTTTAATTGATTCAATGTTGTTTGTTAAAACTGTATTTTTATTTAATAAACTTTCTAAATACTTTGATCTATTATCTTCTTTACATATTGAAGCAAATGAATTTAAAATTTCTTTCATAGGTCTTTTTAATATAATAAATTTATTTTTGTTAAACAAAGTATTAATTATATTAAGATTAAATTCTTGGCCCCAAGATGATCTGTCAATTACATAGTCACAATCCCAGTGACTATAATAAGAATCAAAAACAGATCTGACAATGTTTTCTAAAGATCTATGATCAGGAAAGTTTAAAAACTTTTCGTCTCTTTTTAATAAGAATAAACTGTTAAATATCTCCGGTAGTAAACTGTTTGCCGTTACTTTAATATTCTTATGTTGATTTATTAATACAGCTAATAAAGTATTACCACATCTAGGTAACGCAGTTAGAAAGAAATATTTTTTAGCAGTCACGTGGTAAACCTATGAACGCCCTTCTATCAAATTTATTGTACTCTGCTTTTTGTGTACCTTTTATATTGTAATGTAAAAATACTTGTATGCACCAGTTCCCATAAAAAGCTTCTCTCCAATGCTCAATCTTTTCTCCTTTGTATATCATTAGATCTCCCATATTTAAATTTATAGGGACTCCTTTTAATCCTGTTTTACCTGATGGCTCTACAAATATAGGCCACTTCTTGTCTTGAAACAAAGTTAAGGTTGCAGATATTTCACAGCTATATCTGTCTTTATGTCTTCCTAATATATCTCCGTGTTCATATACTCTTGTATAAGAATATGTTGGAACAATTTCTTCTTTTATTTTATTTTCTATTACAGATTTCATTCTTACTAATAATATTTCCATAGCAGTGTCAGAATAATGATTATAAGAAAACGGAACCTGAGCATCGCCAAAAGAACCCCAACCTAGATTGTCGTTCCCAATCATTTTTTTATTATGTAATCTTTGTGATACTTGTCTTTTAAGCATTAGATAGTCCGCTGAAAATCTGCAGATATCTTCTGAAACTGCTTTTTTAATAACTATATAATTATCTTTCTTAAATTTTTTACTCATACCTCATATTAAAAGCTAGTGTATATCTTGGATCATCGTCTTTTACAACATCTACAAAATGCATTTCACTAGAATCAAAAATAACTATCCTTCCTCTTTTAGGTTGCAAAGCTCCTTTTAAATCTACAAAATAAGTCCCTGGTTTTTTATCTGAAAAATACATGTTTCCACTAACGCTAGCCCAATTTCCTACTACATGATTATGTTTTTGAATATAGTCATTTTTATTTAATCTGTTTCCCCATGCATCAACTAATTGAACTGCATTAATATTATTTCTAGTTATGGATATAAACTTAAATAAATATGGATTAATAAACTTAGTTATTTTTTCAAAATCTTTGTCATTTATAAAATGATTCCAAGAGGTCATTTCTCCTTTAACATTAGTTCTTTTAGTCATTGATGAGATTAAATTTTTTTCTATTTTCTTTTCTAATGAAGATAAGACTTTCTCATTTGTATAATCTACAAATAAAATTTTATTTTTAATTATACCCCAATTAATTTTATCTTTTTTACCACCTATTAATTTCATAATTATTTAAACACTGGTCCTATTCTCCACATAACAGCAGAGTATCTAGTTCCTTTTGTTACTGGCTCTACCTTGTGGTTTGTAAAAGAAGGAAATACAATAACACTTCCTACCGTATCTAATTCTTTAACTTTGTGTTTTATTAACTTGCCATGATCATCTATCCATTGCAACATAAAACCACCACCTTCATAATCTTTCGGGTCATTTAATAAACATGTCATTGATAGTTTTCTTTGTTTATTATTAAAATTTTCATCTGTATCTTTCATGGGTTCTGGAAAAGTATCATAATGCCAATTATAAAACCCATTCTTTTTATAGGTTGTAAACTGTATGCTTTCATTCCAGTCTGTATCAAAGTTCCAACCAGATTTTTCATTTGCATAATTAACTGCTTGATTAAACTTACTATAAATCCATTCATCTTTTAACCAAGTAACTTTAGAGTTTCTAACTTTTTTATTTACTTTCTTTTTATTTTTTTGCATTCCTATTGTGCCGGAACCTAGTTTTTTATCTATACCTAATTTAATTATTTTTTTACAGTCTTCTGGACTTATAAGGTTTTTGAAGTACCAATACTTATATTTTAAATACATTTAATATCTTTCTAAAATGATAACTAACTTATAACCTCCCAAGTATTAGTTGTAAAGTTGTATTTATAATAGTTATCATCACTTGGATCATCTGCTTTAGATCCTTTCCAAGTTATTAAATCTTCATCCCAATCAAATTCCCACCAAAATGTATCTTCACCAACAGTATATTTTTGACCACTTTCAGGAACAAAACCTTCTGGTGGTAGCCAATCTAACGTATCGAGAGTTGTATAATCATTTCTAGGCCAACTAGGGAAAGGTTGTGGATTTACAAATCTGTCTTCATCAGGAAGATAAATATCTCCTGGTTTTGCACATCTTCCTCTAAAAGATCTACTAAAAGAAGTTTGTAACCAGTAACTATTATCAGTTCCCCAAAAATTATTACACCAAGTTACCCCATCTTCGTGTTTATCGTTTTCTCCTAAAGGACCATTTGAAGTTTCAACATTATTATCAACAACACAAACTCTTTTAACTACATTAGTTGTTGAATTTATTTCACAAAATTTTGCCATGATTAACTATTATACCATTGTCCTTGTGTTACCCAATAGTACACATCATTGCTTTTCCATATACCACTTGCTGGAGGATCTGTTCGATCAAAACCAACTTCTCTTATTATAACTCTTCCTGTACCTCCCGATCCTCCTGAACCTTGACCTGGAGAAGTTCCTCCTCCACCGCCGCCAGTGTTAGCTTGTCCGGATTGATTTCTTCCGCCTCCGCCACCTTGACCACCTGGGCCTGGAGGTGCACCGAAGCCACCGCCTCCGCCTCCGCCAGCTAAAAAAGTTCCTGAATCTGGAAAACCTGAAGGAATTGTTTTACCATCACCACCAGCGGCTTGACTATCTGTACCGCCAGCTTCTCCCGCGCCTCCGCCACCACCATAAGTTTGTGGTGTTCTTCCTGAGCCTGAGTTTCCAAATCCGAATGTTCCTGAATTACCTGGTTGTGAAGGTTGTGTTGCAGCAAAACCTCCCTGTCCCCGGCCGCCTCCGCCACCGGATCCTCCAGTATTTCCCGAAGTAGCATATCCACCACCTTGACCACCGGCCTTAGCAGTTAATGAAGCACCCGGAAAAGATGAATCGCTTCCGCCGCCACCGACTGTAATAGGTGAAGGGGATTGTGGAGATGTAAATGTAGCTGGTGAAATAATCATACCACCTGCTCCTCCGCCTGAAGATCCATCAGTATTAGTTTGAGATCCACCACCGGCAACCATTACAACTTCTAAATTTGTATAGCTTGTATTACAAGTCCAAGTTCCGCTTGATGTAAAATTAGATATGATGTTAGGAAAAGTAGTTGTGCCTGTTCCATTTTCTGGACCTACAATTCCTCCGTTACTTACTTGACCTCCGATTGTGCCAATAAAATCTGACGAACCTGATGGCATTATCTACCTCCTACGCGTCGTTTAATATTTCGTAGTTTACAGTGCAAACTAGATCGCCGTTAGCACTTGCGCCGCCTTCTAAGTTATCTCCCTCTTCAAGGTATAAAGCTGAATTTTTATCTATTGCTACTAAAGTAGAATCTGCTGGAACGGCTACTGTTGATGCTATTGCTATTGGTGAACCACCACTTTTAGTTATAAAAAGTGAAACGTTTGCTGATGATGATCCATCAATATTTGCTACTATAATACTATTAATTTTTACAAGTGTATCTGAAGCAGCTGCTAAAATTTCGTCTGTAAGAGTAGTAGTTAATGCATGCTGTATCGACTCACCTGTTATTGATGTTACATTTACTAGATTTGGATTTGCCATAATTTATTTCTCCTGTTGATCTTTTATCCGAAAACTAATGCCATTGCAATAGCTTTTCCTACTGTTGATGCTTGACTACCGTTAATTTGAACCTGACCCGTACCTTTTGGAACCAGATTAATACTAATATTACTATCTCCACCAGATGCTGTAAATGATGGTGCATTTCCGGCAGCTGCATTAGCAAAAGTTAATTGATTAACTGCTGAACCTGTAGCTGTTAGTAAGAATAATTCATTGCCGCTAGTGTCTAAAATTGAAGTACCAATTTTAGGTGAAGTTAAAGTTTTATTTGTTAAAGTTTGTGTTCCTGTAAGAGTTACATCACCATAAGCTAATGTATAAATGTCTGGATTAGTTCCATCATTTTTAGTTGCAAATACAATTTGATCACCTTTATCTGTTGTAGCAAAAGTAAAAGTATCACCTGAACCAGTTGCATATTTAAATTGTACTGTGTAAGCACCTGATGTTGAATTTCTTAAAAAATAAAAACCCTCTACATCATTAGGAATTGTTACAATTTGATTTCCTGAAATTGAACCAGTAAACTCAATCATTCTATGTTGAGCTGTGCCAGTTAAAGCACCATCAGCAACATTTAAAGTTGTGGTTTGTGCTGTACCTGCTATTGATTGTGCATTATAGCCACCAAATAATTGTTCAATAAGATTTAAATTTGCGTTAGTTTTTGTTCCCCATGTACCGGCGTTTTCACCAGTTGCCATTAATTCTACACCGAGAGCTGTATAAGTTGATGCCATAATTTTGTTCTCCTAATTATTGTTATTTATATTGTTTAATTATGTTTAAGTCAAACATAATTATACAGGAGTTTTTATTGTATATCCTGTGCTTGTTTTAGGTGTTTTAGATGTATATCCTGTACTAGTTTTAGGTGTTAATATTTCATAAGTACCTGGGAAAGCTATTCCTGTACCATTGACAGTGGCTTGAATGTCTAAACCAGTCAATCCTATAGACATCTCTGTAGGAGAAATAGTTCCTGTGCTTGCAGTAGATGATACTCCTGTTAATGGAACTCCTAACTCAATATTTATAGATCCAACACTCGCAGTTGAACTAAGACCAGTGACAGCAACTAGTTCTACTGAAGTTATAAATGGTTCACCAAAAGAAATGGTTGCACTTACTCCAGTTAGTCCCATAACATCTGCTGGTGCAATAGCTCCCACACTTGATGTTGAACTCACTCCAGTTAATGGAACACCAATAGCTGTTACTAATGATCCCACACTTGATGTTGAACTAACACCAGTTAGTCCCATAACATCTGCTGGTGCAATAGCTCCTACTGAAGAAGTTGTACTTACACCAGTTAGTCCCATAACATCTGCTGGTGCAATAGCTCCTACTGAAGCGGTTGAACTTAACCCAGATAATTGAACTAATTTATTAAATGAATCTCCATAAGGTTCTTCACCCCAACCATTTCTACCCCAACCAACTAACGTACCGGCATTATCAAAATCTCCAAGTTGTGTTTGAGCTTGTTGACCTGTTGGTGTTACAATAGAAGTTAGATCAAGAGTTAACGATCCTACTGAAGATGTAGCACTTACTCCTGTTAATTCTGCAGTGATTATTTGAGCTGCTGTTACAGCACCTATACTTGAAGTTAAACCAAAACCAGTTGGTGCAACAGAATATTCTACACCCCAACCAGAGTTGCCCCATTGTTGTCTACCCCAACCTGACTCAGGAAAAGCAATTATTTCTCCTACCGAAGAAGTAGCACTAACTCCAGTTAAAGTAATTGTAAGAGTATTAGATGCCCAGGAATTTTCGTTCCAGGCTACTGAAGGACTATCTCCACCCCAAACTGAAGCCATAAGGATTTACCTCCTTATGCTATACGAAGAATTGCGTTAGATGCGTCTGCTGTTGGAAATTGAATTGTAAAAGTTCCACTTGATACAGTTTTGTCTCCACCAAATGCAATAGAACAAACTGCTCTATCAGCATTTGTATCATTATATATTAAACAACCATTAGCTGTAAATGAAGCAGAAGTAAAACTAACGTCTGCAAAATCACAACATGCAGTGTCTGTTGATAAAGCTGGTGTTACACTCGTTAAAGTTGCTCCACCTGCAGTGTATGCAGATCCTGACGTGTTAGAAATTTCGTTTGATGTACTGTAAGCTGTTGTCGATTTGTTTAAAGTTGCTGAA